AGGCAGTTGCTCTATCCTCTGAGCTACACGGGCGGGCAGGGGCAGCCCCTATAACTGCCCCCTTGCATACTTCGAGGGACCAATCTCACGCTATGCCAGACGCTTCACAACACACTAGGGGACTAGTTCAGGATCTCCAGCTCTTCACCACGCTTGTGGAAGATGTCACCGTGGTCCATGGTGTGCATCTCTCTGATGGTGGACTCCGATCGGCTGACCCTAACGAGGTAGGCACGAGTCCTATACCCGATATTCTCAAGGTATACCCCATAGCTTGAGGGGTCTACGTTGTTCTTGGTAGCCTGGACTTGACCTCGGTGAATCAGCTTGTGCCATGCAGCCAAGCCCCCCTCTCTGTCAAAGAGGTCCAACTCAGCTTTATCAGACGTCAAGAAGAAGTACCCGTATGACACAGGGTTCATGAACGGGTCGCACGAGATGATATCGTTGCCGAACGTCAGGCTCCTGCCGATGGTCTCGGCATACACCCTGGTGGTGGCGTTGTAATTCAACATATCACTCTCCCTTGCAGGCCAACAGCTTCCACACCTTGGTCATGATGGCCTCGCTGTGCTCGTCCATCGTCTTCTTCGTAGCCTCGTCGCCAAGACTACGCAGATTCTTGAAGGCCTGTTGTCCAACGTCCCAAGCATGGTCGTTCATGCTTTGGTACACAGACCGAGCGATGGCCTCGGCCAAGTCATCAGGTCTGGCGTTGGACTCCGTCTTGTGGACAGTAATCTTCCACAGCTCGTCGGCCATCTCAGGGCTGACGCAGTTCTCGATGTGGTATTGCACATCGCTCGCTTTGATTTCCTCGTCATCGTGGTCGACGTTGAGGGTGATGGTCACAGAGGACCTGAAGCCGTACTCGCGCAGGCTCTCTTCGAGTTCATTCATGGGTGAAGTAAATAATGAAAAACGTGATGATCAGTCCGAGCCACCCGTACACTACGAAGTGGAAGGGGGTCAGTCTTTTGTACCATGGCTTCATGGTGTAGTCTTGGAAGGCAACGCCCTCGTCAGGGATGTCTGCGAAGGCGGACTCTTCCTCGTGCTTATTTCGGGTCATCTTCAGGGAAGAAATAGGGTTTCACTTGGGTCATGTACTTGGCGCATCGCGCAAGCTCGGGGCTCACCACATTGCCTGTGATGCGCTTGAGGTTCAGTTCTTGTCGCAGAGATTCGTAGGCCTCGTCGAAGGCGGCGGCGGCCTCTGCTTTGGATTGTGACTTAGGCATTGTGTGGGGGGGGCATTTCTTCAAGGGGGTGACGCACCACGAAGGTCGAGATGGTAAGTCGCACGACCTGGCCGTCTGCAGTGTATGCGATGGGATTGCCGTCGTCATCCTTGTCGTCGAAAGGGAACTCGGTGTACGTCCAATCGTCAGGCCACTCCGTAGTGAGAAGCCATTCATCCGTCAGAGGCTCGTCGTAAAAGTTTGTTGGGTTATGTGCAGCCTCGCGGAGCCGAGCGATCAAATGGTCTTGCCTACTGTAGGTTTCTGTTCCGAAGGCAAGGTAGCCGCTCTCCATACCCTTGCCCGTCTCCATGCATTTGCGTGGGTAGATTTTGATATACGTCATGACCCAATCTTTTCTCTGATGTGCATGATGGATTCTTGGATGTTGCCGACCAAGGTGCGCACAGTACTGGACGGGATGTACACCCCATCCTCTGCGGACAACTCGGCGATAGACTGAGCGTCCTCATCCATACTCTCAAGCAATTGCTTGATGTCTTGCTGATGGAGCAGAGGCGTCTCCATCTCGTCAAGCCTGCGCTTGTAGTACTCCGCCTTGTCAGCAAGGCGTGGGTCGTCCTCCCACCCTGCGGTGGCAGTGATTTGCGCGAGGCGCTGTTGGAAGTACTCCTTCTTGGGGAGTCTGGGTTTGTTGTTCCTCATGTCAGTGCGGGAGGTTGAATTTGAATGCGATGGTGGCTCTGATGTGCTCTGAGATGGCTTCGACTAAGCCGTCATTGTCCTCGAACGTAGCCACCAAAATGGTTTCGAGGTCTTCACGATTGTAGGGTTTGGGGATGTCCATATCCTCCATCTCCGCTTCTACGTCAGAGATGCGCCACTTCATTTCGGGGCCAATGTAAACCCCCTCTTCGCTTATGTGTTCATGCTTTTTCATGTCAGTGCATGTTGATCTTGATGTTCTTGCGGCCTTTACCTGTCACACCTGAACACAGGCCGCACTTGGCACAGGTCGTGAGTGATAGTTCTGCAGAGGCAGGGCATTGCACTGCCGTGGAGGTGTCGTCGGGTTCGACGCACACGAAGGACCGCCACCCTGTGATGGAGGCGGCGTCCTTGTCGCTGTGGGCAGAGGCCATGAAGAAGGCCTTGTATGCTTGCGCCCACTCCTTGCGTGCTTGGTGGGTGTAGCCTGTCCACCTGACCTCGGGACGTTTGGACAGCACGATGTCACCGACGAGGTCGATCGGCAGGAGCGATGGCTCGCCGTAGGTGCCGAAGCGTATGTAGTCGGCACGCTCTGCCATCTTCATGATGCTGGCCCTGTCGACTGCATCGAGGCCGTAGAAGACCTCGTCGTTCTTGCAGATGGAACGGAGCATGGACAGGAAGCCCTTGTACTGCCCGACCTTGTGGGTGTAGCAGTTGCCGTCACCTGCGTTGTTGGACAGCGGGCAGTCGAGACAGCACGCCTCGTCGAGGTCGAAGAACTGCTTCATACTGAACTTGCTCTTGCCGTCGAGGTGTGACCTGACGAGTGCGAGTTGCCGCAGGTCGAAGTGGTACGTCTGTAGCACCTGCATCCATGGTTCTGCAATCTTGGCGTTGGTGGTCTTGCCGAGGCGGATGACGTGCAGAACCTTGCCGTCATGCCATGCGACACGCTTGTTACTCATTTGAATTGGCTTTCGTGCATATTACTCATCGAATGTCCATGGTACTTTGGGGATACGAGCAAGCACCTCCTCATCGTATAGGTCGGCTGAGTAGGTTACGTACTGCGCTCCCCTGTTCCATTTTGCGTGGCCTACCTGAAACGACACCAACTTGGGGGTGCGGTGACAGGAGATGTAGGTCCATGGTATAGGGTTCCTACCTTTGGCAAGTGGGAACCGTTCTCCGTATTTCTGTGTCATCTGTCTCGGGTGTTACAATCCTAGTTGTCTGTTGAGATAAGTGATCATCCTATCACTGCTCAGTTGATAGGCAGTCCAACAATAGTATCCAACCTCGCAACTCCGTGGACCCAACCACGGGAGGGCAGGGGCGGTGGCGTATTGGTGTTGGCTGATGTCCTTGAGCGCTTGCAGTCGGGCGGCACTGATTCCGCCACGACAGTTGCGCTTGCTGTTCAGGAAGTTCGGGTTACTCATCGGTCTCGGGTGTCAGGGTCTCGCTTGTCGCATTCAGGACAGGGGTAGTAGTCACAGTCTGGGTCGCTTGGGTGTCCCAAGGGTAACTCGCCGTGACCACCACACTCTTCGCACTCGTCTTCGTCGATGTACTCGCAGTGTTCACCGCACTCAGGACAGATGTCCAACTGATAGCCCCCACCGTCGTCTAGGGAAGCCTCACAGCAGTCGCTTACTTTACCCATCACTTGTTCAGGTTGAATACGCTGTCGAGGAAGTCGCTCGTCATGGGACGGGAAGACTCTTCCTGTTGCACCCACTTGAGGATGTCCTTGCATCGCCAATACTCATCGAAGTGCTTCTTCTTGCGCTCGATGCTCTTGATGTGCTTGTGCAGAGAGACCTGAATCTCACGCAGTTGGTGGTCGCCGTAGTACGAGATTAGTTCTCGTACCTCGGCTTCGTCGCACTTGAGGAGGGGCTTGGCCCGTAGCTCGGCGATGCGAGCGTCAATCTCTTGGTCGGTCATTTGATTCGGGTGTCAATGCCATTCTTTGTAAATGGTCAGCAGGATGTTGTGCCTTGCATCTTCGTCCCAGACTTGCCATGCGATGATGGAGTCCTCGAAGTTGTCGCTGACATCGTCCCACTCTTCAGCCTTGACCACAGGCCATGGATCGTCGCCGTTCCTGAACGGGGACAGCCAATAGGTCAGTTCGTGTAGCAGTTGAGTGAACGCTTCTCGATAAGTCGGGAAGTACTTCGGGTCGCTCACTTCCGATGTCGAGTTCTTGGTCTTGCTCACATGCAGGACGAACTTTCGCATCTTGGTGTCGTGTGATTTGTAGTGCGCTTCCATCTCACTTGTATTTGAATTCGATGTACAGGAGCAGGGCGATGATGCACCCACCGCCTACACCCACGACCGCCACGCCTGTGGGGTCGGGGTGCAGGTCTCCGTGGGTCAGGTAGCCAAAGAACATACCCATCAACGTGCAGTAGCACGCGATGATGGCCATGACACAGGCGGTTGCTGCTTTGTGTGTGTCCATCTCAGTTGAGTTTGATGATGGTGTATCCGTGTGCCTTGCGTTGGGGCTTGAAGCGGCACTTGTCGAGCACCGCGTTCTTCAGTACGTAGTCAGGCACTCGCTCCTTCTTGGGCTTGCGCTTGTACCGCGTGCCATTCCTGGCTTGCAGTTCTGCGATGCTGATGCGTCCGACGACTCGGACCTTGGCTTCCTTGCTCATCTTGGGCAGGTCGAATGCTCCGCTTGATGCGTAGCCTTGGTTGTCTCTGTCTCTCATTACTTCTTGCGCTTGAACACCACGGGGGTGGCGAATTCCTTGGTCAGGTCGAAGCTGTCGAGCAGGATGGTGAAGCCCGCATCGGTTGCGATCTTGCGAGGGGTGAGGCGGTAGTTCATCACCGCGTGTGACGTGTAGCGCTCAGTGTCCATGACGAGTTGGTCGTCGAAGTAAACGCGGATGGCGATGGGTTGCGTGATGCGGAATGCATACACTGGCCGCTTGCCAAACTTGTCCTTGAACGCCTGAGCCTTGTCCTCCATCTCGCGAGCGAAGTTCTGAATCTTGCGTGCGCTTGCATACAAGATGTCGCGTTCGTCGCGCGGGTTGACAATGGTTTGATGCGTGGAAGCATCGAGCACGTCTCCGTGCTTGTTGGTCTGTGACAGGGTCACGGTCATGCGAATTTTGGGCATGATATAGGGGGGTATTAGGTCGACACGTCGTTGTGTCGTGCGTAGCGTGGACTCGAACCGCGCCGCGTGCTGGCCGTATCAATAGGCCCCGCGTCCTGCATCCCGCAGGCTACGCGCCCTCATTGTTTTCCGTTCGTGGCAGGGGTCTACCTATAGTCCGTGGGGGTCGCGGCGGGGGCGTAGGCGTCACGAAGTCGCCGCCCTGATTCGCTGCCCGTGTTGGACGTGGCACATACAATTATGGTCGCTACTGCGGGGGCCGTGAAGCCCCACAGGTCCGAACCGCCTCCCGTATGTGAGGGGTCAAGTGACGGCACCTTGTCCCCCTGCCCACGTTGGACGGTGCAAAGGTCCAAGGTGGCCCCGTGGGGGGGTCCGTATACGATACACATTGGCGGGGTGGATTGCCCGTCTACCTTCCGTGGTGCGGCCCCGTGCCGTTACTCCCTGAGCCGTTGGATATCCCATCCAACGCCCCGACCCGTAGTGGGTGCATTCACCGCGCCCCGTTTCCTCGTTTGTACTTAGGGGACGGCTTTAAAGGTGCCTAGGGTGACCCCTATTCGCAGGGGTCAAAGGTGCCGTGATGTAGCGTGTTATTTCATCGTAGCCCCTACGTAGTGGGTAGTGGGCCGCGCCCCGTTGGACGCCGTTCGGGGTGCAAGTTAGTCGCAACCTTTGACCCACAAAACAACCTTCGACAAAGTTGGCACATTCGATTATACACTTTCGGCTAACTGACTGAGAACCAACAAGATAGCCCACGAAAAAAGTTGGTATAATTTCGATAAACGGGAATTGAGGCGGGGGATGCATATTATACGAAAGGGGGGCGGGATGTGTTGGTAATTGAAATACAAATACAAAAGTGGGCCACCAACGGCGGGGGACGGGGGGTCAACAAACAACAACGGGAGGGGATTGTACGGGTCTCCCGATGGAGGGCAGAACAAATAGCAACACAAAAGGCCCGACCTAGAAGGCATAACTCGTTGAAACTCAGGCAGTTAGGATCGTGTTAGTATTAGAAAAAACGCTGAAAAATTGCAGAAATACAAATAGCAACACAAAACCGACCGAAAGCAAGTCGATTCCGCAACGCCGAGCCAAGCGCTACGTAATTATATAATCCCCAGGGTACATATTTCTCACCCCAATTTCTGATCGTGCAGAACATCGACGAGTTTAAGCTGTTCTACCATAGCCTCATCTCTAACTCTCTCCCCAAACCCTGGCAGTTGGTCTGTTCAGAGGCTTGACTATGTAAATTTTTTGGTGTAACTTTGCCAAGACTCAGATGAGACAAACAAATCGAGTTTAAATTAGATAAATAGTCTCTGTGAGTTAATTATTTTGGTGAATCTGGGGAGGCTATACCCTTTAGGCACGCTCAGTTAAAGTGATACTTTAAGTACAAAGGGTGTATCCCCCCAATATGTATCTTTACTGACATGAAAATCAGGAAGATGCAGCACGGGGGCTACCCCACAAACGTCCAGGAGCTCCTCAGGGGGTTGGAATCCGACTTGAGGCCTAGTTCTCTGGCCCCTGTACCCAGAGATCCTGACATTGAGACCAACAGGCGCCGCCGTGTTGACCCTCTTAACGCACTTCCGATGCCTTATGGGCCTCAGGACTTCACCCCACCACCTCCTGAGCGGTCGATCGGTGGGGACCAGGTCTTTTACACCCCAGAAGAATACAGATTCCGCGAATATTCTCGCCCTGGTGGGGGTAGAGACCAGATGAAAGAGCAGATGGGGGAGGTTGCTGCTGGATTCGTACCTGGTTTGGGGGATGCTCAGGAGCTGGGGTACATAGGTCGGGACGTTGCCGCAGGTGACTACGACGCAGCTGGCCTTGGTGCCCTGTTGATGCTGCTTCCTGGGGCATTTGGGAAGTATGCTACTGATGCCTACCAGAAGTTCCGCGCTTACCTCCCTGATCGCAAACGTACTGAAGCGATCGATGATCTCATGAAGAACTATATGACGCGAGAGAACAAGTTCCAGCGTCAGATGCGCCAAGATGAAGAGCGCATATTGCGTCAAAACTTTGGGGAGGACATGGAAGAGGCCAGAAGGGGATTCCAACAAGTAGATAACCTTCGTACAGCTGCCCCTATTAATGATATTATGGAGGTCAGCAGCGATCCAGCTATGCTCAGGGAGTACGGACGACTCCTAGATCCTGATGTGCCGTACACTGAAAAGCGTGAGATCTTGGACCGCCTCGGCAGTGATGACATTTCTGTAGAGGATGCCATAAAAAATGTTCGTCAAAACTTTGATCAGATCGAAATGTTGACTGGTGATTACTCGGGACAGGACTACGTAGATATCGCAGAGGATGTGATGGGTCTGGCGGCAGGTCGCCGTGGAGGTATGCCCCTTGAGGAGTTTTACCGTCGGATAGCAGGCAACCCTAACCCTGGTCAGCCTCTAAGTGCGGATCAGGTGAAAGAAATTACTGACATGTTTGATGCAAACTACTATGACAGTGTCATGAGTAGGGTTGCTGATTACTATGAGAAAACTGGGAAGAACCCGAACATGGAGGAGGTCCTCGAGTTGATCCAAGCTGTTCGACGCCAAGACATGGGGATTTCAAGCCAGGACCTCCTTAGACCTCAGTTCCGAAATGAGAAGGGCGGTAAGATCCCGTACAAGGTCATCAAGAGATGAAGCACAAGAAGAAGAAAGCCCCTGGTGCATACCTCAAGAAAAGAAAAGTAAAGAAGTACCAAGAGGGTGGGGAGGTCAGAGACGTCAAGGACCTCTTGCAGTTCCTGGGGGACTATGACGTAAGTCAGTACGTACAGGTACCTGGATCTGAGTATATCAACCCATTACAGCAAGTGGTGAACCTACCTACTGCTGAGGTGGTGACCAGTGGTGGTACGAACGTCAACGCCATGCTCCCTGAGCGCCTGGCCAAAACAGAAGGGGACTTGGCTGCGGTCTACAAGGAACTTGGTAGTGAGGGGGTCGACAAGTACCTCGACATGACCCAAGGGGTGGTCGACGCACAGAACGAGGCGTTTGAGACTATCCGCCCGTTTCTGTACCTCACCCCGCTGGGTACCCCCGCTTTCCTCAGCGAGATCACACAGCACCCAGAGCGGTACAACCCGCAGAGCCCTGAGGGGGCGCTGAACCTGGCTGGTGCTCTCGCTACGTTTGGTAGAGCCAGGGCCTTACAGCCTGTTACCATTGCAGAGCGCTATGCCATGCAGGGGTTGAAGGACAAGGTGCGAGAAAAGTTCAGGCAGCTCTTCCCGCGTAAACCTGAGGTTGTCCCTGACTATCGCGTGCCCCAAGGCCCCCCGTCACAATCTGGGATGTTCAACGCCATGGGGGAGGCAGCGGTAGAAGCCGAGATCCTTGGTGGAGAGGCGGCTGTCCTGGGGCAAAGGGGTTTACCACGATCTCCAGAGGTGCCCCGCATCGAGGGGCAAAACATAGCCCTAAAGCGCACCAGAAAGCAGGGCCAAGAAATGGCACGCGACGCGGCCAGTAAGATGCCGTATAAATCGCTTCGGGACATGACCCGAGCAGAGTATGAGGCTCTTGCTCCATTTGGAGATGAAGATCGCGTGGCTGCATTCGTCAATGAGCTAGGCAAAATACAGCATCGTCAGCATGCTGATGTTTATGGAAACACAACTCAACCTGTTGAGCAGATTCCTGCTTTGATGATCGGGGGCGAGTTGGAGAAGCGTGCCAATAAACAGGGGATGATCCCGAAGTCCCAGCTTGCGCAGTTCCTGAACAAAGGGGGGTTAGGTACGTTTGACAAGGCGGTGCTAGAACAGGCTATGATGGAGCTGGGCACCGTCCCTGGCAAAAAGGGCAAGGAGTTTTACAACCTCCGCGACCTGCGCAACTATGCCGCTTCGATTCTACGCGATCGCTTCGTTGTTGATGAGACGAGCAGTTATGACGACTACGGCACAGGAAATCTTCGAGGTCCCAAAAACGAGATAAATCCGATTGGAACTAAGTTGATAACCGCCAATCGGGAAAGTGAACTAGGCAAGAGCTACATTGGTGCAGACTCTGGGCATTGGAGAACAATTTCACCAGACATTGTTGCTCACTACCGAGGCTTTGTCCGAGGTGGCAACTTGGCTGACACAAGAATCCTGTACATCTCAGAGATGCAGTCAGATGTCGCTCAAAGCGGCAGGTTCCTCAAAGATGCTTATCACTACGTCCCAGGCTTCCCTGAGGATATTATGCGACAAGCTCCAGATGAAAACGGAGTTATGCGGTATACGTATCAGTTTCCAGCTGACGCCTATAGTAGAGCCCGACGCTATTCAACAAGCCGTAATCTACCTGTAGCTCGTAACCCCCACGAGCTCTTCGTTAATATCCCTTTAGAGTTTGATATCGAGATCACTGCGCCGAGTGGATACAATGACGTCAGGGCTCAGATAAAGGACGTAATGGGTGATGGTGTGATTACCCCAGACAATGAGTTCTTGTACGACGTCAATTACTGGATAGGTGTGCAGGATCAAGTCAAAGACTTGTACCGATCATATCGGGATCTGGATAGAAACAGCAAGCAGATAGCTAACAAGTTCTACAAGGAAGCAATAAAAGTGTGGCAGGACAACAACCCAGGCCTTGAGCTTGAGTTTCTCCGTGATGACCAGCCTGATTTCAGAGACATAGCTGTGGATATGGAGGGGGCCGTCGGAGACATTATAGAGGCGTTGGAAAGAAATGATGTCAATCCACCGGGCACTTTCACAGACGCTTACATCCAATCTGCATACGATCAGAGCCTGGAGAGATTTAAGAATCTACTAGATACCCAGCAGGGTACTGACGCGGAGATGTTTAGAGTCTTTCACGACGAAACATATCGTGATATGGAGGACATTGGTTCTGAGTACCCTGCCCAGGATGAAAAAATCCAGAGTCACTTCGTTAAGAACCAGGACGAGTTTCTACTTAGCCAGATTATCCAGCAGAATGGTAAGTACGATGCAATTAGATTCCCGACAGGACAAACAACAGGGATCATACAGGGTTTCTTTAGAAGCCCCGCAAGGTATGAGGAGGAGATCCAGAGAACCCGAGAAAGCATCGAGAACCTAAAAGGGGACGTCACAAGAGCCAATAACCTAATCAACAATCCTGACGGGGGAATTGAAGGTTACCAGTCTGTGTTTCAAGATGGATCTACGACTTACTTTGGAGACCAGATTGATCTTCTAGGCCCAACGACTCAGGAGCTCCTCTTTGGAACTAAGATCGTGGGTGCCGATGGGAAACCGCGATTTACAGATATCGAAGGCTACGCACAACGCAGGCCTGATAACAATGCAATGCACAACCAACGTCTGGAGCAGTTGGTGTATAATCCTGAGAATACCGAGTCATCCATTTATGAAGGCAAGGTCTCCCCTGAAATGCAGAAGGATGTACACTTGTACAACTTCTTGACGTTTGTATACGCATTCGGACGGGGTCGTGTTAGAAGCCGCATTGCGGATCTCCGTGCTCAAGAGTTTAAACAAGCAGCCCTAGACGTAGCGAGCACCATAAATAGGGAGCCAGGACGATTGCACAGTAATGTCAATTACGTGATGCAAATTCATGCTATCGATCCTAAATACCCTGAAACTGGCCAGGATATGCTTGCCAAGTATGAGAGGTTCAAGGGGTCTGCAGACATGGACGAAGTAATCATGAGGCTCCGTGATAATGTGGAGCGCTATGCGGATAGCCACCCTTACGATTATACTGGAATCCCAAGCATCCCTACGCTTGAGACAGAGGCATATCTAAATGGCGACTTCCTTGATCACCCAGCGTACAAGAAGTACATGGATGTTAATGATCCTGGTGGGAGGCGCTTTCAGTCAATTGTGATAGATGAGTTCTCTAGACACATGGCCAGAAAGGGCGGTTTCAATCCTTGGAAGTTTAGCGACGAGCTTGGCTTCTCTGTGGGGGACATGGTTCACCTCTACTTGGAACATTATGGCAGAATAGCCTCGAACGATGCGAGTCAGATTGCCAAGAATGAAAGGACAAAGCAGCTGACGGAAATGACGTTCGGTGTGTCTGGTGGTAGGAACCTGGGATGGAATGGGGGGCCAGGTGTTGGTTACGGTGACGCGCAGAAACTGATTTTTATGCCTATTGCGCAGACTCCTGGCGGTGCGCCACGGACAGGAGCAATGATCCAAGAACTTGGTTATATGGTTACCGAGTCCGAACTCCAGGATTTCCTAGTTCAAAAAGCAGTAGAGCTGAATAAGTTGGGGGGCGCTAGTGGCGATGACGTAGGTCGCACCCGTGGTTTGACCAATTTCCGAACTGGAATTGAAAACTTAGGTTATTCTATGAAAGTAGGCGCTCTTTCCAATCAGAATATCGGATCGCAACAGACGCACCTTCAGTCACAGGAGGCCCAGTTGCAAGCTGTTCTAAGGGGTGAGGGTGTACGGGACGATCTGAAGACGGTCATGAACAGTTATGATCGCCTACCTAAGATTGCTAAAAAGATGGGTTACACTCTAAAGCCCGTCACTGACCAGCACGGAAATGAATGGTTCGAGCTCAAGGTACCTCAGTCCATACAGCGTGGGGAAGGCGAAGTACGAGGATACAAGTATGGCGGTAAGATCAAAGTAAAAAAGAAGTCACCATTCAAACTGATCAAGCGATGAACAAAGAAGAAGAGTGGGATGCCCCCACATTCCTGGACAAGAAGAAGCTCCAGGAGACGGCAGAGAAACTAAAGAGTGGGGAGATCACGTGTAACATCGACGACCCAGAGGACTGTGAAAGCTGCTCAGGATGAGACTAAAGAAATATCAACACGGAGGCGGGCATGACGAAGATCCACCTGAAAGAGGCGAGAATCGACCGTCCACTCAGGAGCTCATGGACGCCCTAGAGTATTACGACTACATGTTCTCAAATCAAAGAGTGAGAGACGCTGTCAGAGAAAATGTTGGGACGTATGAGATGCTGGACGAACCTATGTTTGACGACGACGGTAATCCAGTGTATGATACTTCAGACCCTTATGGCCGAGTGATGCAAAAGTGGACAAGAAAAGACGTCTTTGATAACTTCTTGAGAGATCGTCTTCAAAAAATGTATCCAGACAGAGAAATAAAAACCCCTGAGGATCTTTCCGATGCCTATATGGATATGAGGACAGACCTATTTCAGGCTGGAACTGGATTCGACGATCCAGTAGATGAACCGTTGTCAGGTGGCTATGTAAGGAAATACGAGCCTGGCACAATAGGTTCTGAGTACCAACCATTAATTATGGGGCTGGGCCCTCAAATGCAGAGAGGGGTCTCGGAATTTGAAGTCGACTCTGATAAAGAGGGCATGGATAGAATTAATACTATTACTCACGAACTTAGCCACGCTCAGGAAAGCGGCACTGGTGTCCCAGAGGAACTTGTTGAATATATGCGTAAAAGAAAAGTAAGTGACAGAGATTATGATAAAGAAAGGGAAGCTGGTAGAGTCAGTGGTGGTCGGCAAGTTGATGTAGGGGAAGAAGTGCCAGACGAAAACTACGATTGGGGTTATGAACAATTTTTTAGAAAATATTTTACTAAGCCCACTGAAACTTTAGCTCGACTCAATGCGGCTAGAAGGATAATATACGAGAATGAAGGAGGGCAGCTGCTGAAGAAACCGTCTATGCTTCAGATAGAGGGTGGCCCATTTTCTCAAGAACTCACATACGAAGACGTAAATAAGTATTATCAAGAAGTGCCTGAATTCAAGGACATAATGGATGAGCTCACTCCTCACTACACGAGAGACGGTTTGATTGAAATGCTTAACAATGTGTATAGGGATGGGGGGCGCGTAGGCAGTAAGATGGGAGTGGTCAAGAAGAGGTAAACTTTAATTGATATATTTGCATCATGGCAACACTAACAGTATCTATCTCTGAGAAGCTGGAGCTGAACGGGAAGGATCGCGGTAGCGTGCTGACGCAAGACATCAGCAGCATTACCGAGACCTTCCACCGCATCCTGGATGTGGGGACGGCGTCAGCGCAAACCATCTTGGAGATGGACGCTACCGCAGCGAACTCTGCAGGTGGGACTCTCCTCAGCACCAACGTCAAGTACTTCCGTATCACAAATCTGGATGCCACCAACTTTGTAGCCATCACGATCCAGAACGACAGTACGGAAGAATACATGGTGAAGCTGGATACTGGAGAGAGCTACGTCCTGTTCAACAGTAAGCTCGATGCCAACGCTTCTGGCGACGCTAGTGCTGCCGCTGGAAACCTTACAGACATTGACAAGATCTTGGCTCAGGCAGACACTGCCGCTTGTCAAGTAGAAATTTTTGCTGCCCTGACATGAAGATGATGTATAAGAACGGGGGTATGCGCCCCGAAGACAAAGAATACCGTGGAGGCGGTATGTATTACGACAAGGGCGGCAAGCTCAAGATGGTCGAGAAGGACGGCGAGAAGGTCCCGTTCTTCCTGGCTGAGAACGGCAAGCTGACTCGCCGTGGTCGCAAGCAGAAGTACAACACCCGTCCCAACAGTGCCTACAACCCAGACAGCGAGTTCTTTAACCCGTACAAGAACAGGTTTGCCCGCAACGTCTTGAAGCAGAACCCGTACCAGCGCTACAACAATCAGTATGAAGCTCTGGAGCGGAAGCTGTACCGCAACGAGGGGGATCCGTTTATGGATGAGCGGCAGCGCGAGGTCTTCGATCCCCCGAAGATGATGGGGACTCACCAGCCTGGCGTCCCTGGAATTACAGGCTCCCCTGGAAATCGAGTCATGACTCGTCCTGGTATGGGCGTGAGCTTGGCTGATGAGCAGGCTGTGCAGAACCAGAAAGCGATCATGAACAGGGTCTTGCAGTCTCTGGTGGGTACCTTCCTGGTCAACGCGGCTGCAGGTGGGACCTTTGCCCCGAACATCGGCGGCTGATGCCGAACAAGCATTACTTCAACCCCAGGTTGAAGAGGTTCGATAAAATAAAACAGGGTAAGCGTGAAGCTAGAGGTAGTCAGATTCAGTTCAGAGATGGACTCCACAAGCGGAGCTCTCTTCGACATAACGGACGGTACTCGCCGCTTTCTGTGTTACACACTAGAAGACGAGCATCGTGAAGATAAAGTGGCTGGGGAGACCCGAATACCTGGGGGAGAGTATCGTATTACTCTTCGAAGGATCGGTGGGTTCCATGATCGCTATGCTTCGCGATTTAGGACGATACACAAAGGAATGCTTTGGGTTCGTGATGTCCCTGGCTTTGAATACATTCTCATACATTGCGGTAATACTGATGAGAATACTGCTGGATGTCTGCTTGTGGGTGATACGCAAGAGAACAACCAAATAAAGAAAGGGGGCTTCATAGGACACAGTACGAGAGCCTACTTCAGGGTGTACCCCTACATAGCTGAAGCAATCGAGCGCAAGGAAGAAGTGACTATCTTGTACACCGATTTCGATACACCTAGATAATATGTGGGACTTTATCATCAACAACCTCGCCGAGCTCGTTCTCGGTGGCCTCGCCTTCGTTAAGATTATCGTCAACGCAACTCCGACGGAAAAAGACAACCAGGTCTTCGGGTACCTTGACGCTCTGATCAACATGATCATTACTGATCGGAAGAAGAGCTAATGCCGAAGCTCGGCATTAGCTTTGGCTTAGGATCCTCTGTCGTTGAGGGTGCTATTGTTGCTGGCGGCGGCGACGGCGGTGGTGGCGGCGGCGGCGTTACTTACATAGCGGCAAGCACGTTTAGTCTTGCAGAAAGTGTGACGACTGGCTCCACTCTGTCTGTTGTCGCTAGTCAAACGGATGAAAACTCCGTGACCAAAACGGACGTAGTAAAGATTGTTGCTGGAAAAAACTTGGGCCCTTCGGACAATGTAGCGGCTGTTACCACCTCTGGCATTTCTGATCTGACAGACGGTGACACTGTAAACCTCACCTTTTCCGTTTACTACCCCACAGCCAACGCGGGCGACTCTACGTCGTCCGCAACCATCGGTTTTCTCGGAGCCCAAGCTGACTCAAACAAACTAACTAATTCTAATTCAAACTTGGGGGAGTGGAACACCGTTACAGGAACGGTGACCGTAGGTAATTCAAACAACAACCTTCTAATTTTCGTAGATGACGCGGGCGGTGGGGCAATGCAAAACGCAGATGAGTTCTACCTTGCGGAGGTAAGAGTTTACTGAGGACTGAGGCTGTTGTAGAATCTCTGCACCATCAGTCTTGCCTTCTGCGTCAATGCATACCTCACCCTGTAATTGAACTTCGTTTCCTCTCGAAAGAGGTGGTCCTCGTCAGTTTGTGACGGCGTCAACTTATCGAAGTGCTTGTACAGGAGTCCGACCTTCATCATGGGGTACACCACCCGTTCCGCAAGTTTCTTCTTGCTCATGCCGTAGTTCTCTGATGCGTAGTCCAGGGTCCAGAACTCTAGGTCGTACGCCCAAAGCATGAAGAACAATTCCTTGGGGTAGATGTCGTTCTGCCCCTCAAACTCAGACATCACCTTCCTCAGGTCCTTGAGGTGATTTTGCTTTACGTATCTTTGGTTGAGAACGGAGAACTCCCTAAAGAGTTTCTTCTTCGCTACTTTACTTTTAGGCATAATACAATATGGAGATGGACTTTGAGAAATCCCAGTTCCTCCGTGAAATTCAATCCCTTCACCTTGCGATGGAGGAGTGCATTGAGAGGCACGGAATGCAGGAGCATGTGGTAAGCATCGTGCTCACTGGGGTCGTGGACATTGATCCCGACGGAGAGGAAGATACGCTACGCGCGATCTATAGTTACAACGTACATGACGAGATCATCCTGGAGGAGAGCTTTCACTTTATGCGAGATACCTACTACAAGAACGCTCTCGACGGTGCTCTCGACAAGTTGAAGGGGTCTAATGCCCAGTCTCTGGACGACCTCCTTGGAGAGCTTGGCATCGACACCGAATCGCCAGAGGACGAATGAGCGGAGTAATTCGAAAGATCGTCATCGGGCCCAACCCGAAGGACGGAATGGCTTATTACGTCGGGATGCGCGCGGGTGAGCGGAAGGTCAACGCCATCGTCCACGATGACGAGCACATGCATCGGTATGGCAAGAGCAGGTACCTCATCTACCTGGAGGGTGACGAAGGCATCTCACTCTGGAAGTCTGTCGACAGCATGCCCCACATTGTTGAATACGATTTGAATTTCTGATGAGGATGATGAATCACTTCGTCGTGGAGCTGGACAAAACCATTCACGACACCATTACCACGGAGAGTGGTATGGAGCTTTACGTTGACAATAGGTTTAACGAGTTCGAGCACCGAGTTGTGGAGGGGCCTGTCAAGGCCACGCCACGAAAGCACGACCTGCCCGTCAGGCCTGGTGACACCCTGTACTTTCATCACCTGGTGGTACTCCAGGAAGGCCAGAAGCTCACGGGTAGTGACAAGGACTACATGGTCTTGTATGACCCCGATGTGTGTGTGGCGAACCAGGCCATCGCATACAAGGATCAGGACACGGGTGAGGTTCGGTCCCTGGGTCAGTGGTGTCTACTGGAGGCGGTAGACCAGGAGGATGAGCTGGTCTCTGAGATCCTAGAGATCATCGACAACAAGGAGAAACTCCCGACGGAGGGCAGGGTATGGTGTGGCAACGATCACACGACCCAGCTCGGTGTCAAGGTGGGTGACGTCGTTGGGTTCAGGAAGAACATGGACTATAGAATTATGATCGATGGCGAAGAAAAGTACAGGGTCGACTCAGACGACCTCCTCTACGTTCACAACGATTGACGCCGCCCAGCGCCTGATGTCCGCCATGGAGACGGCCATCAACAACATGATCGAGGAAATCAAGAAGCCTGTAGACCAGGAGATCAACGGGAGTGCCAGGAAGGCAGAGTTGCAGTCCATCAAGCAGACCGCCCTGGACTGCAAGGAGCTCGTCATTGAAAGACAGAGGCTAGAACAAATGATCAAAGATCTCAACAGTGATGGCGCCATATCCCAGGAAAAGGACTATTCTGGTGGTTTCGCAGAAAGATTTTCAAAATGAGTTTTAAGAGTAAGGACTGGGATAAGCTGGCAGAGAAGCTGGCAGAAAACGAATGCCTCACTGCTGACGGTTTTGACTTGGCCCTGGTGGGAATCACCACGGGGGCCAACCCTGTCGCGGTGTATGACGTCAACAAGATGGTTCAGGTCTTGGTTAAGAGTGATGGAATGAGTGAAGAGGATGCCATTGAGCACCTGGAGTTCAATGTAATTGGCGCCTACGTCGGAGAAAAGACGCCGATTTATATCGACATGGATTTCATGAGGGCTTGCGCATTCATGCAAGACCCCGTCACTCATAACACAGATGCCTAACATTCGACACCTTCTTCTTCTTCTTTGGATTCCTAGTCAGAACTACGCCCAGTGCGACTTAGAGCTACTTAACTTCGATCCAGTAGCTGGTGAGATAACCGTAGCGTTCAACAATACCGAGAGTTGTGGCGGATCTGCGGGCCCGACAGGAATAGCTGAGATTCAGTTTGGGTTTCAGGCCCTTGACTCAAACTGTAGTGCCCTGAACCAGGGATGGGACTTTCCTTGGGGGTTGAGCATACCTGGTGACAACAATCATCCTGGGTGGATCTACTCCGCCACCACTACAACCCAACCCTCCAACTGGACCAACCTGGACGTATGGGCGGACTATGATGTAGACCCCCCGTACTATACGGGGGACACGATTACGTTTCCCCTTGACGATTTCTATCAAGCTGGGGGCACTAGTCTCTTCTCCAACCTACTTAATGCCTTTGACTTTTGGCTGGATCAAGGCCTGGGTATACAGGCGGTGATTTGGCAGATTAGTTACGGGCCTACTGTATACGCGGCGGATGGTGGTTGGGCAGAGGTGGGTGCGAATGGTGATGGTACTAGCTATGGTGGAGGGCTGTATGAAGATGAGAACTGGCAGGATAACTGGATTATCATGTGTCCAGACGATGTTCCCGAGGTGATTTATGTGTACGACACCGTGTACGTGGAACTACCACCTGACACCATCATCGAGTACGTCTACGACACTACGTACATAGATCTCCCACCTGACACCATCTACGTTCTACAGGTCGATACGGTGGTGGAGTACGATACGATTCCTGTCCCCATCAACTGGTACTTCTACGACACAACGTACATCTACGTCACCGACACTCTGTACCTGACGGAGTTAGATACCGTCTACCTCACCCAGTACGATACTTCGTATGTTACTTTAATTGACACCCTGTATTTAATTGATTATCAAGTAGATACGGTTTATACCTACGAGTACGACACAATTGAAATAGATTGTGAAAATGGGGTTCCGTGCGTAGATGTGATTACGGGTTGTGATCTCTACATACCCAACTCATTCACCCCAGATAACGATGGCATCAATGACGTGTGGGGTGCCGAGACAGACCCAGACTGTTGGGGTATGTGGAACTTACGGGTGTTCAATAGAATTGGAGATGTCATTTGGCAGTCGAACTATCCAGGTGATGTTTGGCTTGGAGGGTATGAGTACTATGTTCCCTCCGATGTCTACGTCTACAGACTGGAGTGCTCAACAGGGTCTGACGCTTACATCATAAATGGTCACGTAACTGTAGTCAGATGAGAAGCATTTGTTTCTTCATGGTCTATCATGACAGACCAGCCCTCACTAAGATGTCGATCGATGACATGGCGGGGGCCATGCAATACTTTCGCAACGAGGGTCACGAGGTGCGCGGAATTGTGATTGGCGACTCATACAACGTCGCCAGACACTGTGAGCTGTATGGGATCAGGCATGAGATGTTTGAGAATCACCCTGTTTCAAATAAGTTCTCCTATGCGTGGATGAGGGCGGTCCAGCAGAACTACGAGTACATCGCGTGGTGGGGCAGTAACAACGTACATGGTGCTGGTTACCTGGCGGAGTGCAATGAGGTTTTGAATGGTAACAAGGTCGCCACCTTTGGAACCCGCAACTGCGTCATTATGAGTTCCGACCCAAAGCAGTATGAGACATGTGTGTTTGTACCACAGGAGGGGTACCTGATTAGTAGTGGTCAGTTCTTCCTGACGCACGCAATCAAGAACTCCGTGAACGTACTAACGGTTTACGATCGGGACCAGACGTTTAATTTCGACGGCAAGATCCTTGACTGCATGACCAGGAAGTGGGGGCAAGAGATTGTAAGGGTTGTCACTCATGATGAGGAGGACTGTATCGACGTCAAGAACAACGTCAACATCCACAGTTACCAGTCGTACATGGATGTAAAGAGATACAAGCGATACACGTCCAGTCACGAGATTTCACTTAGGCACCCGAGTTTAGAGTGTTATTTTACTGGACAGTTTGACTGATGCTTGTAGATCTAGAGGAATATGAAGAGAAGGGGGTTGTCATTTGTCCCAACGGTACGGTTGGTGACCACGTCGAGCTCGGTGGGATTCTCGTTGTGCTTCCCAAGAAGCCAACGAAGAAGCACATCCTCTACTCCGATCTACCCAAGCAGGATCAATTTTGGCGGCGCGCTGATATACCCAAAGAGCTATCGCGTATTCGTTCTATGGATGAGTGGGCGGAGATGCCAAAGGAGTTCTGAGAGAAGTTTCGTCCATACATCGAGGAGGAGTTTCGGCGTAGGCGTGAGGGTGTTTGGTTTTATAACCGAGGTGTGGCTACATACATCACGGGTCGTCACTACATGATGTTGCAGTGGACCGACCTTGATGTTGGTGCACCGTACTACCTTAATTTTCAGAGAGATATTTTTTTACATTTGGCGGCGTGTGAGGCGGACCCTAGATGCATTGGCCAACTGTATACTAAATGTCGTAGATCTGGATACACAAACATCTGTGCCTCCGTCCTGGTTGACGAGGCGACGCAGGTGAAGGACAAGCTCCTCGGGATTCAAAGCAAGACGGGTAAGGACGCTCAGGAAAACATCTTCATGAAGAAGGTGGTCCAGATGTTTCGCAAGTACCCATTCTTTTTCAAGCCCATCCAGGATGGTACAACCAACCCTAGGATGGAGCTCGCCTTCCGTGAACCATCAAAAAAGATCACAAAGAAGAACAAGACCTCTGTATCTGGTGACGCCCTGAACACGGTGATCAACTGGAAGAACACCACCAACAACGCATACGACGGTGAGAAGCTCCACATCTTGTACTTAGACGAGGCGGGAAAATGGGAAAAACCTACAGACATAAGGGAGGCATGGCGCGTTCAGAGGACGTGTTTGATCGTAGGAAGAAAAATCGTGGGGAAGGCGATGGTCGGAAGCACCGTCAATCCCATGGACAAAGGAGGAAAAGAGTACAAGGACCTTTGGGCGGACTCGAATCCTGGGGAGAGGAACAAGAATGGTAGGACCAAGACTGGCCTGTATCGACTCTTCATTCCTGCATACGACGCCCTGGAGGGATTCTTCGATCAGTATGGAAACCCCGTAGTCCAGAGCCCTGAGAAGGACGTCATGGGGATTGACGGGGAGTATATCCACATGGGGGCCAAGGACTTTCTGAAGAACGAGAGGGACAGTATGAAGGGCAATGCGTCGGAGCTCAACGAGATTATCCGACAGTTTCCATTCACTGAGGACGAGGCTTTTCGAGACAGCATCCAGGGCAGTCTATTCAATGTGGGGAAGATCTACGAGCAGATTCAGCACAACGACGACCTATTCCCCAACCCCGTCATTCAGGGGAACTTCGTGTGGCAGGATGGGAAGAAAGACACCTCGGTGATCTTTCGACCAGACTCCAATGGACGGTTTCGTGTGGCCTGGTTGGCACCTGAAGAAATCAGGAACCAGAGAAAAGAGGAGAATGGGAAGCTCGTTCCGCCCAACTCTCTGATCGGAGTTGGCGGCGTTGACTCGTACGACTTGGACGCTACGGTAGACAACAGGGGGTCTAAAGGTGCGTTGCACTTGTACAACAAGTTCAACATGGGGTACCCCTCAAATCATTTCGTGGTTGAGTATGCCGCCCGACCTCCGTTGGCCAGCATCTTTTATGAAGACGTCTTGATGGCGGCATTCTTCTATGGGTATCCAATCCTAATTGAGAACAACAAGTATGGTATCGCCAGGTACTTTGAGTCCAGGGGGTACGATGGGTACCTGATGGATCGTCCTGGTCACCTTGGGCCGAAGGCCATGAACATGTCCAGTAAGACAAAGGGAATACCCTCTAACTCTCAGGATGTTATCCAAGCCCACGCCCACTCAGTTGAGGCCTACATTCACGAGCACGTCGGGCTTAATAGGGAGACGGGAGAGATGGGGAGTATGTACTTCAATAGAACCTTGGAGGACTGGATTGGATTTAAGATCGACAATAGAACAAAGTTTGACTTGACGATTAGTTCTGGTCTTTGTCTCCTTGCGGCTCAGAAAGTAGAGAAGAAGGTTGTGAAGTCAGACTTCACAGATAAGGTCTTCTTCAGGCGATATAAGCCCATTGGCTGATTTAATATATTTGCAATACTAATTACCGTAGTGCAAATGAATGGAGGCAATAAGTCTGTGAAGTCGGGGTTCCCAGACCCCATGGCCTCTAGAGAGGAAAGGCAGAGCCAGGACTATGGCCTCAGATATGCCAAGGCCATCGAAACTCAGTGGGGCAAAGTTAATGAAAAGACTTCTGTCTACGGTAAGCGTAATGAGATCTTCGAGCGAAACAGGGACTACGCAAACGGAACCCAAGACACCAGCATCTATAAGAAGCTACTTAGAACCCTTGACCCGAATAGTGCTGACGGTTCTTTGTTGAACCTGGACTTCACTACGGTCCCCGTCCTCCCGAAGTTTGTTAGGATCGTCGTAAACAAGATCATCAACAACAAGCTCTACCCAAACCTTGAGGCTGTTGACCCCGTCTCAATGACGAATCGGGACAACAAGAAGAAGCGCCTGATGAACCAGGTTGCCATGAAAAATGAGCTCATGGCACTCAAGCAGGAGACGGGGGGTCTTGTCCTGGACATGGACCCAGAGGAACTCCCCGACACGACGGAGGAGGCGGAGATCTTGTTCGACACGACAGAGAAGAACGCCGCTGAGATTTCAGCCCAGGTGTCTACGTCAATGACGCTGGAGTGGAACGACTTTCACGATAGCGTTTACTCCCGATGCGTCAACGACCTGGCGGCCTGTGGCATGGCAGTGGTCAAGCGGAGCAACGACCCTAACTATGGGATCAAGCTCAACTACGTCGACCCCAGCATGTTTGTTCATAGCTACACGGATGATCCGTTCATGAACGACCTGACTTATGCGGGGCACATCCGTAGCATTTCGATTAGTGAGCTTCGACGCCTGGCGGGTGACGAGATCAGTGATGATGATCTGGACAAGATCATGAAGACCGCAACTCACCGAGATCCCAAGGAGCGTCACAACTACTACCATCAAAAGATTCGTAACGACGAGTACGACGAGTACATGGTTCAGGTCATGGACTTCGAGTTCAAGGCAGTGGAGACGATGTTCTTCCAGGAGCGTGACAATCGTCACGGTAATACTGGGTTCTACTTTGAGGGGTTCAACAACGTCCCCAAGGCGGGGAGTGTTTTTGAGCGCAGGTCTCACTCCATGCAGATAGAGACTGTGTATGGCGGCACCTACATCATTGGTGCCGAACGACTCTTTGGGTATGGCGTGAAGTCTAACATCCCCAAGAACATTCACGATCTTTCTAAGGCGGAGCTTTCTTACTCCGCCGTCTGTACGAACATGCGGCGGAACATGCCGAAGTCCATGGTGGACGGGTGCATCGGTTACGCCGACATGCTTCAGATCACTCACCTCAAGATCCAACAGGCGATTGCCAAGGCCAAGCCCGACGGCCTGGTCATTGACATCGAGGGCCTTGAGAACGTGCAACTGGGCAAGGCGGGTGAGCTTCAGCCTCTGGACCTGCATGACATCTACGAGCAGACGGGTGTATTCTACTATCGCAGTAAGAACCCCGAGGGCGGATTCCAGAACCCTCCTGTTCGTGAGATCGGAAATAGCATTCGGAATATCAATGAGTTGATTGCCCTGTACAATCACTACCTCAGGATGATCCGCGACACGACAGGCATCAACGAGGTCGTCGACGCCAGTTCTCCAAAGACGGATGCGTTGGTCGGTGTACAACAACAGGCCATTCAGGCCTCGAACAACGCCACCTTCGACATCACGAACTCAGCCCTGGTCTTGTTCAAGAAGGTATGCTCCGACGTCGTCAAGTCGATTCAAATCTTGCCCCCTGAGTCTGTCATCTACCAGTCGTACATGTCTGCGATCGGGGAGTCCAACATGGAGGTTGCCGCGTCCTTTGCTGAACTTCCTATGCACAACTTCGGGGTCGTCATCCAGAAGGACATGGAGGAGAAGGAGCGAGTTTACCTGGAGCAAAACATTCAGATGGCGCTGTCTCAAAAAGAACTGGACATCGAGGACGCCATCGCAATCCGAAACCTGAAGGACATCAATCAGGCCGAGCGCCTCCTGGTTATTAGGAGAAAGCGTAGGACGGAGAAGAATCAGCAGATGATCCTCCAGCAACAGCAACAACAGGCGCAGTTGCAACAACAGCAACTCCAGCTTCAAGCTCAGGTAAAGCAACAAGAAGCGCAACTAGAATCCCAACTAGAGGCGCAAAGAATTCAGATGCAGTCTCAGGCTGACATCGCCGTCGCTCAGGCCAGGCATGAGATGCAAAAAGAACTTGAGGTCCTGAAGTCCCAGGTCACTGGCATGAGCAAGCAGGGGGACCAAGTGTTTAGGTCTCAGCTTGAAAACTTCAAAGAAAACAGAAAGGACGAACGGGTTAAGAAACAGGCTGAGGAGCAAAGCAAGCTCATTGCACAGCGTAAGGGAACTAGCCCAGGATTCACCATGCTCAACGATTTGATCTAATGGCGAGAGTAAATTTAGATACCACAGAAGTTCTGGACATTACATGTCGTCAGGGAGACACGTTTGAATTGACCATTACGCTGAAAGATTCGAGTGGTAATGGCCTCAACCTTGTTACCGATAATTACTCATTCATTGCACAGGTGCGAGGCGCGTCCTCGACGGGTAGGTCCAGGACATCACGAACCCCTAGAGAGTCAGGATTGATTATCGGTAGCAGTGAGTTAGGTGAAAAGGGAGGGGTAAACTTCCAGTTCAACAATAAGGACGACAATGGCAACGTCACCCTCTTTGTTAGTGCCGCCGACATGAGGCAGGTACCTGCTGGCAGGTACAGGTATGACCTCCAGTATGTCACAGGCGAGACACACAAGACTCTCCTAAAGGGTGCGTTTGTGGTAAACTCTGACATTTCCAAAGTTCAGTAATGTCTACAGAAGTTACAGTAACAGGCGGCACGGATGTCACGGTTACAGTGCCCGATTCAGGTTCGGTGTCTGTCGTCAACACGGCCCTTACAGGCCCAACGGGCCCAACGGGCCCCACGGGCCCTACTGGCCCGACTGGTCCAGGTGTACCTGCTGGGGGAGCGGAACGAGCCTTGCTTATCAAGTCCAGTACTACCGACTATGATACGGAGTGGCAGGTACAGAGCAAGTATCATGGTGTCTTCCTAGACGGCAATGGCACTGGTGAGCTTGTCGGAAGCGGTACCCTCTCCGTCAAACAGTATGATCTCGTGGCCAACACTACTGCGGCTCATGGAGGTATCTATATGGCCAACGCAGACGTGACCTTCACGCTACAAGGTGATGAAATCAATGCCACTCTGGAGTGGAATGTATACGTGGGTAGTTTTGTACAAATCGCTCCCTACGCGCAGATGTCTTTGAATGATCTTGAGAGCAGTTCTGCAACTGATGCGTTCACTGACGTGCTCCAGCAGTTCAACATTACTGCCACACAGATCCTGTCCTTGACTGGCTCGTTGGTGTTCTTAATGTCTGGGAACATCACACACACAGGTAACTTGACGTCGAGTGGCACGGCAACCCTGAAGGGACTGACGTATCCTATTGCTGACGGCAACAGTGGCGATATGATTGTTACTGACGGCAGTGGCACTCTCTCTTTTTCTAGCCCAGACTCAGGCCCTACAGGCCCTACAGGCCCGACGGGGCCAACTGGAGCCGCGGGTTCGGACGGTGCGGCAGGTGCGGCAGGTGCGGCAGGAGCCGACGGCGTTATAGGCGGAATACAATACCTCTATCAGGGGACTTCTACGGGTATTGAAAGTGCGAGTGGAAAGCTCTTCTACGACACTAGTGCAAACACCATGCACATCAGCCTCAGAGATAATGACGGCAACGATGTGTCCCCATGGATCCTTTCCTGGGATGATGATGATGCGGGCACCGTCACAATACAATCAGAGGACGGTACGCAACTGGTCATTGCTCATGTGACGGGGTCCATCACTACGACTGCGGGCACGCCAGGTGCCCACGTGGTTTCATTTAGTACTCCGCTTGTAGAAGACTGGTCGCCGTCTCAAGGCGACACCATTGTTGTCAATTTCTCTAAGACTGGGAGTGGGGTAACAGGCCCGACAGGCCCGACGGGCCCGACAGGACCTACAGGACCTACAGGCCCAACTGGGGCTGTGGGTGACCAGTTTGAAATCGATGTCACCAGTACGACGGATGGAGATGCTCAAGGCATTATCGTCAAGTTTGGTGGCGGAACTAGTTTGTCGGCGGGTGATCTAGTTTATTATGGCCTTGGCGGTGTAGACGTTTGGTCTAAAGCGGGATCGGGCGCTGTTGGTGACTCGGGTGATGTTTTGCTTGGTGTCATGCTTGGGAGTAGCCCAACAACGGACGGCGTTATTCTTTATGGTACGGTCACCGTCAGTGGAGATCCTGGCGCGAGAGGAGATGTATTGTATGTGGGTTCTACTAGCGGCACTGTGACGAATGACGTGTCATCGTATGGCACTGGCGACGTTGTAAGAGTAGTGGGGTACGTATTGGACAGCGCCAATGGCCAGATCATGTTCGCCCCCTCTAGTGATTGGATCTTGTTGTAATACGATGATTAAGCATGGCTGTATCAGAAAAAAATGGCATTGATATGGGAACGATTTCAGAGATAAACGGACAGACTGTTTCTTCTGGCGGCGCCTATGACCCCGTTGCTGGCACTGGAACGTACACCGAGACAGTCCCTACTTCAGGGTTCATTAAGATCGGCGGATTACGTCGGAGTTCTTCTGATACGACTACTACGGACACCTCCGAATCCTATCCTAGGTATTCCTACGGTGCCCAACCTGTTGTTAATCTTTCCAGCGACGTAGACGGAAAATATATGCGTGTCGCGGAGGGAAAGTCAGACTTTACCAAGATTACTCTAGGCAGGTTCAGTGCCTTTGGTATTACCAGCAGTGGTCAGTTGTGGGAGATGGGGTCCAGCTCTAGTTATCAGGAGGGAAACAATCCAACGAACTTCGGTCAAGTCACTGGTGTGGGAGACTCGGATACGGGCTGGACTGATGTCAGCTCTTCGTATGACGGCGTTCTAGCAATTAATAGCGGCAAGATGTACTACATCGGTGGCAACAGTTATGGGCAGGCTGGCACGGGAAACCAGACATCCAGCTTTGGGTCGTTTACTCAGGTAGGGTCTGACTCCGATTGGCAGAATGTCAAGAGGGGTAGGTTTCATTCTTTTGCGACCAAGACCAGTAGTAACGTGCTATACAGCGCGGGTAGGAACGCCAACTTCAGGACTGGGCAAAATACCAGCAGTGGGAATACGACTTCATGGACTGCAATTGACGACACCAACTTCACCAACTCAGGCGTAACAGACTTTGGTATTAATCAGGATGGAGGATACTTGATTGTTGGCGGTGAGGTTTACGTCTGGGGAGATGAGGACAGTAACGAAAGGTTTGGCCTGAACAGTAGCTCAGACGTACAGATCCCGACTCAAACTGGAAAGGTCAGTGGGACCTTTCAAACAGACTGGGTGACTGGCGCCCTCACCAACAACAGTATGCACCTCATCAATACTAGTGGGGAGCTTTATCATACAGGTGAGGGGTCGGGGCGAAGAGGTGACGGAACATCCACAGACGCAAAGGCGGGCAACTTCGTTCAGATAGGGACTGACACAGACTGGCAGGAAGTGTACACAGATCCAACGGGAACCGCAAGCACAGACTATGGCTTGTCGGCGTTGAAAGGCAATAAGGTTTATTACTGGGGGTACAATCAGTATGGTGCGGTCATTGATGGGACGCTGTCAAACAACTTTACCGCAACAGTTGTAATTGACCAGACCCTCGCCGCTGGCAATGTCTGGACCCCATTCCTTAATGCAGGAAGTTCCACTAGGTACGCTATCGCCGCAATCTATTGACATGGCCAAATACAATGTGATCATTAATACCGAGGAGGATTTGTTGGATTCTTGGTTAGACAGCGATGTTCAGCACATGGCGTTCGGCTACTGTGAGATTTCGCTAGAAGAGTGTGTCGATAATGGTGATGGCACATACACGGCGTCCTACGAGAGCTTCGAGTTGTCCTCACCGAGGACTTTCACCTATGTGCATCCAGTGAACGGGGAGACCACTTACACATTGACCGCGGGCGAATATGGGATAAAGCCGTAAGAATTATATTTGCATTATGGCGAAGTCTCCTACATCTACTCGAGTAAAAAACCTTCTGAAGAAGCACGGTCTCTCTGGTGTCAATAAGGCCAAGAGAACTCCGAAACACCCGAAGAAGTCTCACATCGTTTTGGCCAAGGAGGGTAACAAGGTGAAGCTCATTCGTTTCGGTGAGCAGGGAGCGAAGACGAATCAGAATGCAAAGCAGAGAGCTTCGTTCAAGGCGCGCCATAGAAAGAACATTAACAAGGGCAAGATGTCTGCGGCATACTGGGCCAACAAAGTAAAGTGGTAATGTTCTTGACCGCGGTAATGGATATGACTCAGTTTGAGCTCCTGACTATTGTGGGGGCTCTGATCGGTATGTGGCTAAAGTTTCAGTCTGACTTTACCACCCTCAAGTCCAGGGTTAAAGTTCTGGAGATGGACAACGGAGAGTTCAAGAACAAGATCGACACTCTCCTCAACGAAATTCAAGAGATTAAGATGCTCTTGGCTAAGAATCAAGTGCAATGAACGCCGTCAAATACAACAAGGGCGGTAAGCTCAAGGTTAGTCAGAAGACGATGGAGGTGTCGCCTCCATCGGGATACCATTGGATGCAGGAGAACGGAAGGTACTTCCTGATGAAGGGTGAGTACAAGCCTCACCCTGGCGCCGTCGCCAAGGCCAAGTTCAAACTCGTAAGTCACGGAAAATGAAGACTGTATACGAAGGAGGGGGTAGGAAAAAGAAAAAGAAATCCGAGCCCATCAATTACGATACGGGACCTGCCTATCAAACTAGCGCAGGTTCTAGAACCGTGAGAGAGGATAAGCTCAAACGGCAGATGGCCAGGGACGGCGTCGAACTGGATGTCAAGCACGTGAGACGTGCTGATGGCTCTGAGTACACTAAATCTGTTGACTCCTCACCCGCTGACGAGTACAAGAAGGGCGGTAAGTACAAGGTCAAGAAAAAGAAAGCCAAGTCCCGCGTCAACGAGGCTGGTAACTACACTAAGCCTGGTATGCGCAAGCGCCTGTTCAATAAGATCAAGGCGGGATCTAAGGGCGGTAAGCCTGGCCAGTGGTCAGCCCGCAAGGCACAGATGCTGGCCCAGCAATACAAGAAGGCTGGTGGCGGATACCGAGATTGATGGCGGTAAAGAAATCACAGGAGTCCCTGCGTAAGTGGACCAAGCAAAAGTGGCGCACTTCAAGTGGTAAGAAGTCGGAGGGCAAGCGCAGGTACTTGCCCGACGCCGCCTGGAAGTCTTTGTCGGCATCTGAGAAGGCCGCAACCAACAAGGCCAAGGCCGAAGGAAATAAGAAAGGGAAGCAGTTTGTAAAGCAACCGAAGAAGATCGCAAAGAAGGTGGCTAAATACAGAAAGTAATATTATCATACCTTTGCACAAAACATAGATTATGGCAACTACGACCGCAACCGTTACCCTCTCCAGCTCTGATTTGACTGGGGATGCTCTGTCCTTGAGCACGACGGCCACGCTGACCAAGGCTGGCGTCACCACGGGCCTCGACCAGACGACTGGTGTGGCCAGAAAATTTTTCGCTACGGCGCAGACGGCATACAACCTCGTCGCCGCCGCAGACTACACGGCTGACAAGGCTCACAAGGTTTACATCAAGAACCCGAGCACGACGGCCTCTGAGTACATCACGATCGAGCTGGGCTCATCGAACGTGTCCCTTGGTCGCCTCTACGCTGGTGACTGGACGCTTCTCCCGTACGACGGAAACAACGACATCGACATTGATACTTCCGCGGTCAACATGACCGTTGAGTACCTCGTCATTTACGAAGCCTGATGGGTACACTCAAGGCCAGTCTCACTCTCAGCACTTCTGACGTCCTTTCCAGTGACGTCCAGCTCACGTGCTCCTCGTCGGTCAACGCCGACTCGGGGAGCTTGATGCGCGTCAAGTTGCTGGGGACGGCGGCTGGGAGTGACGCCATCACCATTTACAAGGCCAGCGACAAGGTCGACAACGCGTACGTGTACATCAAGAACATGGACGCGGAGCGGGAGAACTATATCTATGTTTATGCGGACAGCGCCAGTGATGATCCTGTGATCATGAAAATTGCTGGTTATGAGTTTGCCTACTTCCCCGCTAAGAGCGACCAGGTCCTGAAGGCGTACGCCACGAAGGTCGATACCATTGTTGAATACGGAGTCTTCGGTCTCGATAGCTCCTCAGTGAAACTTGTCTAATGGCACATCCATCACACGCCCTAAACGCCAGAGCCGTCCTCGGAGACGGCGGCTCGGCAATCGCCGCCTCCACGGTGAACGTGGAGCACTTCTTTGCAATCCAGAACTTGCACAGTGCCGCCACCACGCTCACCATTTCTGGGAACTATCTCCAGGACGACGGTTCCACCGAAGAGACGTCGTTGACAATCCCCTCTGGCGTCACGGTCTACGGAAAGTTTGATAGCGTCACTCCAGCATCATCAGAACCGATTCTACTTTACTTTTAATTATGGAGGATAATCAGAATTCAATTGAACAAGAGGTTGTAGAGCAACCTCAAGTAGAGGAGCAGGTTGTTGAGCAACCCGTCGAAACGACGGAACCTCAGCAAGCCCCGTTCCAGATTTACAACAGCCCCGAAGAGCTTGCACAGGCTCAGATGGGGGCTGTCCAGGAAGAGCCGACGCCCACCCCTCAGGTGGAGGAGGCACCCATGGAAGCGGCTCAGGAGACTCCCGTTCAGCCTGAGCCCAGAGCACCGCAGTACAGTGAGGACCAGGTCGACCAGGCCGTGACCAGATACCTGAGTGAGAAGCTCGGTAGAGAGATCACGACCCTCGATGACCTCACCCAGCCGCAGGTTCAAATTGATGAACGGGTACAAGCTATCGCCAAGTTTGTGGAGGAGACGGGTCGCAACCCGCAGGACTGGTTCACGTATCAATCCCTAAATGCGTCTGAGATGGACGACATGACGGCGGTTAGAGTGCAATTGGCCACGGACCACCCCAACCTTACCATTGACGAGGTGAATATGCTTATGGGTTCCAAGTATAAGTTGGACCCCGAGCGTTTCACACAAGAGGAAGTTCAGCTATCTCAGCTCCAACTCAAGATGGACGCCACCAACGCCAAGTCTCAGATCGAGAAGATGAGAGACTCGTATGCGGCTCCTGCCCCTGTGCAGGAAGAGGTGGAAGAGATTGTGAACGACCAGTGGATCGCAGACATGCGTCGAGAGGTGTCTCAGTTGTCTGGTATCGAGTTCGATCTGGGCAACGACAAGAGCTTCACGTTCGGTATTGATGATCAGTATCGGAACGAGCTCATGGACAAGAACGCACGCCTTGACGAGTTCTTCGATCCTTACGTTCGGGAAAACGGAACTTGGGACTACGACAAGCTGTCTTCACACCGCACGGTGATCGACAACATTGACAAGATTGTACGCTCCGCCTACCAACAAGGGATGAGCGATGGTCAGCGCAATGTAGTCTCGAAGGCGGCCAATGTCCAGGCATCTGCTCCTGTCGAGCAGGGACCTGTCCAACAGAACTCTCTGGGTCAACAACTCCGAGGGATCTTGAGGGCGAACTCTTCAAAAATGACTTTCAATGCCTAATAAATAAATCATGGCAACTATTGGATCTACACGGGGTACTGACATCCCGAATATTGATGCTACGACTAATGGTCTGACGTATCGCACCACGCCCGAAACCTACACCACGATTGACACGCTCATCAAGACGAACAAGGACTTCGTCATTCCTGAGCTTGTTGAGACGTACGGTGACCAGGGCATCACTGGCTTCCTGAAACTCACGGGAGCTATCAACGCCGCCGCTACTTCTGACCAGGTTGACTGGTGGGAGGCAGGTCGTCGTCACAAGACCTTCCAGGCCGACGGTACTGGTACCGACACGGTGACCCTTGTGGCTCCGACCAGCGGTACGGACAGCATCCTCGACCAGGTCGCAAAGTTTGACGTCCTCATGGAGGCCGACAAGGGAACGCGCTACATCGTTACTGGTACTTCCGAAGGAGTCAACGTGACCATTAAGCGTCTCGACGGTGAGACCTCTGCCTCTGGCACGGACTACACTGCCACCAGCGGTAAGTACACGCTGATCGGCAACATGCACCCGCAGGGTACCGACCAGCCCGACCACTTCATGGAGAACGACGTCATTCGTCGTTCGAATGGCTTTGCCATTGTGAAGGGTCGCCACGAGGTTGCTGGCTCACAGGCCACCAACATCGGCTGGGTCGACGTCGGCGGCGGAGAGTACCGTTGGTTCATGTACAACGAGGGTGAGGCGCGCAAGCGTTTCGAGGATCAGCGCGAGATGATTCTCCTCTTTGGCGAGATCAACAACGGCGCCCAGGCTCTGACTGGCGACGACGCCATGTCTGGATCCGAGGGTTACTTCACCCAGGTCGAGACGCTCGGCATCAACGTCACGGGCGGCGCGTTCACTGCCATCAGCGAAATTGATGACATCATCAAGGAGCTGGACAAGCAGGGTGCTCCCGCTGAGTACGCTATGTACCTGAACAGAACGCAGGACCTGGCCATCGATGACCTCCTCGCTGGCGGCCTCGCCACGCAGGTCACGGCTGGTCTGCCTGGTCAGTTTGGTGCGTTCAACAACGACGCCGAGATGGCCGTTCGCCTTGGCTTCAAGAGCTTCACGCGCGGTGGATACACCTTCCACAAGCACGACTGGAAGCTCCTCAACGACCCGACGCTCCTCGGCGCCTCCACCACCCCGAAGTATCAGGGTGCTATGGTGCCTCTGGCAAACGTCACTGATCCCCGTACGGGCGGCAACGCTCCGTCCCTGGCCATGTACTACAAGGCCGCTGGCGGATACAGCCGTGAGCTCGAGCACTGGGTGACGGGCGGCGGCATGTTGGGCTTCACCAACGGTGATGCTGGTACCGACCAGATGGTCTACCACTACCGTTCGGAGTGCAACCTCTGCGTGCGTGGTGCTAACAAGCACGTCGTTCTCAAGAGCTGATGAACTGAAGTGAGAGGGGATCCTTCGGGGTCCCCTCAAACTTCATAATCTTTTTCGATTATGGCAGACATTAAATCTTTTGATCGCGTCTTTCCGTTGTTCATCAACGAACCTGCGCAAACTGTAGCCGCCGCAGGAGCTTTGCCCGTGAATGAGACGAGCTACATTATCGTGGCGCCAGCCACTGCGGATGTCGCATACACTGTGGCTGACGGCACCTTTGCTGGTCAGATGGTGGTGATTATTGCTTCTACGGCTAATGACGCCAACATTACGTTCACCACTCCGTTCAACGCGGATGCTGATGTCATTGGTCTGGACAACGCTGGAGAGCAAGTTCTTGCCATGTGGAATGGATCCGCATGGGTTGTCCTTGCTGGTGAGAAAGCAACGAGCGTTGCATAATAACTGAGTCATGGGTAAGAGACATCACGAACCTGATTTTAGAGCCATCACCCTCGGTGGTACTGGCTCTCCTATGACTGGTAAGGGAGAAGTGGACCTTTCGGGTCCTGGTATCCCTGACAACCTCGTCAAGCAACAGTACTTCAACGATGGTACGTACAGCCGTCTTACGGTGCATGTAGACCTTACGGGTCTCGAATCATCCACGACGCTCGACGACATCATCGGTGGGGCCGACTCGTCCTTTGATGGTAAGGTGGCAAACATCGCTACCATTCCTCAAGAGTTTGGATACTTGACCAGAGTTAACATGTTCTGTGCCGAGCTCCCCGCGGGTGGAGTCACCGACATCGACGCCTACATCACGTCCAACGAACTGGACTACGACGAGGCGGCGGCGGGCGGCACCGAGCACGCAAGTGGCGGAGCCTTTGTTGCAGGAGACTATCACGAGGCCCTTGCTCAACAGACGTCCCAAGGGACTCTGGTCGATGTTAGTTCCCTTTTGTTGTACCTGAAGGTTGGTGTCGCTGGCACCCCTGGTACTTACACTGGGGGCAAGCTGATTATCATTCTGGAAGGTATCAGCAATCAACTGATCAATCGGATCGCAAATCCGTAATGGTAATTGGGCGGGGGCTTCGGCCCCTGCCCCCTTACTCCTCTCATGGCCGCAACTCAGAAGTTCTTCCTGTTTAGAAAGGAGCCCGTCAGCCAGTTTAGCGTGGACAACGCTAACGAAGGTGATGGGCTTTCTGTGTTAGGTGTCCCCGCGGATCGCCTGGCCAGGATGACGGCCACCCTTGGTCGGGTGACGTTCTACTTCAAGGACGCGGGCATCTTCGAAACCTTTACCCCTTCCGAACAGGAGGGCATCCTGATGACCAGGGTCTCTGTGGGTGCCCAGGAGGGGAAGGAGTTCGAGCTCATTGAGCAAGTAATGAACTTTGTGGCGCGCCCCAGTGATCGGGCCGTCATGCGCTTTGACGTCCTTGCGGATCGTCCAGACCTTCCAGCGGCCAGGCTCCTGGCGCCAGGGGATGTCAAGGCCAACGTCGCCACCAGCACGGTGTCTCTGGACACGGGGGGCGCACCTGACCCTGCTGGCAGGGGTGGCACGACAACCACGGTAATTGGCGGCATTGACTTCCCGTCCATCGCCACGATCCCCGTCATTGATTTCAATGACACAACCCTGAGTAGCATTTCTACTGGCGCCGAGGTTGGCGCCACCAACACCTGGGCTAACAGTGGTTCTGGGGGTACCGCGTATGACTCAGATAATAATGACGGAACTCCTATTAAGAGTGTTGGTGAAGCAAATAACCTAGCTAAAGACGCGGTTACAATTCCTAATGATGCCGCCCTTCACATTCGGACTGAGTACGAAGCAAAGAAGGACTACACCATGTACATGGTGTATGCAATCACGGAGAGGAAAATTATGTATCCGATCTACGGGAACCAGTCCGCAGAAACTTCGGGTTTTGGTGATGGCACCGCGGAGGACAGGATGTACTTCACTTTCAATGATCAACAAGGTCTACCCGCCTTTGTGGATCTAAACAACACGGACTTCAATACGAAAGCCACAACGCTCCAGGACCCAAACCTGGATAGCTTTTCTTCTGGCACGCCAGCACAGACCTGCTATGTATGGGTTATTCGAAGGGACGTGAACTACAACATCTATGTCCACGACTACACTGGTGACGTCGTTGGATTTATTCCTGCCGTAGTCGGAACTCCAGACGACAAGGACTACAAGACAGACCTCCCACTTATTGTGGACCGCATCGGTGGTGTTCAGTCGGGGAGCTTACTGTGGTCTGGAGAGATCGCAAGGTTCGGTCTGATTGACTCGGACATCGGTACCGCAAACGCGGGCAACCTTGCCCGTCAGTTGTTCGACAGATACAACTACGATAAATTTTAATATCTTCGTGCAAATTCAATTCAATGTCAACTACAACTCAGCGCAGAGCGCCAGGCCGTCCTAAGAAAGAGGCCACCACCACACGTACTAACGCCGCCAAGAAAAAGACGGTGGTTCGCAAAGAACCCACCAAGTCTGCTCACTCGGAGTACGAGCTGGCCCAGCGCGGCGGGATTGTTACCATGATCCCTATGCGCGGTATTACCGTGTATGATGAGGAGAAAGACACCGTTCGTGAGATTCGGTACTGCCCCAACGAGCCTAGCATTTACGTGGATGAGCAGAGCGAGAACGCGAAGCGTCAATCCGTATTCTTCAGGGAGGGTAGACTCTTCGTTCGGCAGGATCAGCCAAACCTTCGTGCGTTTATGGATCGACACCCAGGAAACGTGGGCAATGGCGGCGATTTCTTCAAGCGGGTCGACAAGAAGTTTGACGCAGAGGTGGAGATGGAGAAGGAGTTTGCGGTTAGCGAGGCCATTCACAAGGTCCGTAACACGGACATCACGGACCTCCTTCCTGTCGCCCTGTACTTCAACGTCAACATCGACAGAAACACTAGTGAGATCCGTTTTGACTTGCTCCGACTGGCGAAGAAGGACCCTGCCGAGTTCATGCAAGCCTTTGACAATCCTCAGGTTCAGGCCCGTAGCATTGCCAAACAGGCGGCGGACTATCAAATCATTGCTCTTCGAGAGAACGGAGCGTACTGGTTCGACACGAACAAGTTGATCGTCTCGGTTCCTGTGGGGCGCACCCCACTGGACGTCATCACCAGGTTCTTGCTCACCGAGCAGGGCGCCACGGTGTACGGAGAGCTCGAAGAGAAGCTCGAAAAACTAGCCTAAACCCAGGCTGACCGCAGAGAAAGGGCCGCACATAGCGGCCTTTTCTTTTTCTATATTTGCATTATGGTCAGTATTGTTAGGGTTTATGACATTGTAAAAGATCTTGCCAACAAGGATCAGCTCGGGTTCGTTGGTATTCAGGAGTTTAACAGTTTCGCCCAGGCCGCACAGAGTAAGATCTACAACGAGATTTGGGACGAGTATCTTCTGGGCAAGAAGCTAAGACGTCAGATGGCTGACGGATCAGGCGCCAAGTCGTTAGTGCAAAATGTTGACGAGGACCTGTCTCACTACTTGATCGAGGCCGAGCTTGACTTGTTTGAGGGTCAGGATTATGACGGCGCCGCCCTTGGTGATGATGCCACCCTACTCTATCAGGCGTACTTCAAGCCGCTAGATTTCAAGCAGTTGGTCACCCTGCACGTCGGGCAGAATCCACAGACGAGCAATCAGTGTGAGGTCACCAGAGACTTCTCCAAGTTTAAGATGGCCCATCGGAGTCGATTGTCGGCCCCTGCCGCGGCATTCCCCATGGCCCTGGACAAACACCAGACGTTTAGAGTTTCCCCTAATCCTGGTGATGCCGCGGTATTCTGCCTGTACTACAGACAGCCGAGGTCCAGGTTTGCCCAGCAGTTTATCAATGCAAACGACGAGGTCGTCTATGATGTCGACGACCTGGACAATCAGTCCTTCCCTCAAATTCAAGGGGCAGAGACTAACCAGATCTTTATTCCCAACCTTGCGGCCACCAGACACTTCGACCTTCCTGACCACTACCTCAGTGAGGTTGTGAAGGAGGTCGCCACCATGGTTGGTGTTAGCCTGAGAGACGGCCTCCTTGCCCAGTACGCCATGAAAGAAACCGCAGTTGAGTAATGCCATACGCAGGAGTAACACTAGAGAATGAAGGGATGGTCTACGTCCCTCTGCTTGACGTCCTGAACGACTTCAAGCTAACCATTGAGGAGGACGATTACATCGGTAACGCGAATGACGTGGTCATGCGCAACATCGCCATGCGTGGCATCAGGGAGTTTGGGTTCGACGTGACCTCTCGGGTCAAGTCGATCAAGCGCACGATCAACACTGCCAACAATACCGTTGCCCTGCCCGACGACTTTGTTGACGTTATCAAGGTGGGCGTGGTCAATGCGGAGGGATTGGTCGAAATCCTGGTTGAGAACAAGCACATTAACTACAGTAGGGCTGAGGTCACCACTGCCGACGCCGACGACGCTGATCAGATCCCATCTGATGATGACTCCCAGGCTGGCGTACTTGGTGAGGACACCACGGGGCTGGAGGCAAACACCATTGCGGACACTGAGGACAGCAAGACAGTTACAGCGGGCGTCGATGTTGGCGCCTCCGACTTCGACGTGTACGTCTTCGACAACTTTCTGTATCAGGGCGGTATGGGCCGCATCTACGGAATGGGTGGCGCCTTTCACAGGGGAGAGTACCGCATCAACCTTGACCAGGCTAGGATCGAAATCAGCACCTCATCGACAATCACGGAGGTGATCCTGGAGTACGTTAGTGACGAGGCCAGATCGACGGACCCGATCATCCACGTGTATGCTGAGGAGGCCCTTCGCTCCTACATCTACTACAAGCTCATTGAGCGCAAGAGCACGGTCCCGATCGCAGAGAAGGGACGTGCCCGTCAAGAGTACTACAACGAGCGCCGCAAGGCCAAGGCCCGTCTGAGCAACTTCACCAAGTCCGAGGCCCTCAAGACCATCAGGAAGAACTTCAAACCAACGGTCAAGAATTAATGATTGACAAGAGGGTTCCACGTGTACTAAACGCAGACCTCGATGCCCGCCTCTCGAAACCGAATGAGCTCATCGATGCGTACAACATTCAAGTAGGCACAGACTACGCTGGCGACAACGCAGAGAACGCCGCTGGTCCATTGGCCACGGGCGATGCTGGTGTCATCAAGCCCGCCCTGGGTAATCAACCAGCCCTCCCAGGTCCTGCCAACGACCCTGTGTTCGATGTCACGGGCCTCTTCGACAATACCCCTAACGCCACGGGCAGAAGGGTCATCGGGCAGGTCAGCGATGGACGACTGGGAATCGTCTACTTCTTTGTGTACTCTACGGACCCTCAGGAACAGGGTGTGTACGCCGTAAACAACGGCACACAGACCAGGGTCCACACCTCTTCTCAGTACCGATTCCCATCGGATGGGTTTGTTGACGCCGAGGTCGTCCACGTTTCTGATGGTGAGGGCACCTTCCGCCCGATCCTGTACTTCACGGATAACGTGAACGAGCCGAGAAGGCTTGACATCAATGCTGTCTACAACGTCCTCACTGGTGAGGGCACTATCAACAACGACACCACAATGCTCACGCAGGATGTCATCACTGCGTGCCCAAAGACCCCGATCCACCCACCTACATTCGAGTGGATCAATGATGCCACTCGCCTGGTATCTGAGTTCAGAAAGACTCGAGGATTGCAGTTTGCTTTCCAGTGCATCTACGCTAGTGGAGAGGAGACGGCCCCGTCAACGTATAGTCAAGTTGCTATCCCCCCAGCTTACCTTCAACAAGGCAGTAGCTCTACGATTGACGTAGATTTCTACAACGCACTGCGGATCACAATCCCTAGTCAGAATGCCGAGAATCCTGGTCCGCTGGTGCCCAACTTCACCCCTCAAATTAATCGCATCCGATTGCTGGTAAGGGAGGGCGAGACTGGGACATGGACTGTAGCGGAAACCATTGATCTGGAAGAGTGGGGTGACGTCGTGTACGACTACTACCATGACGAGGTCCTGAGTGGATTCCCCGAGGTCGAGCAGTTCAAGGCCTACGACTCTCTGCCTCGACAGGCAGAGACGCTTGCCGTGTCTGAGAACAGGCTCATGTTCGGCAACTACGTCGAGCACTATGATGAACCCAATGCCACGGCACAGCTCACAGTAAACTACAGGGAAAGACCAAATGATTTTGTCGAAATCGGCCTCACCGTTATTCCTAGGGTTCTACCAATTTTTAGTGAGGCTGTTCCTGCGGCTAACTTCTTGAACAACAGGCTCCGTCCAGATTTGTTGGAAGCGCCGACAATGCTGAACAGACGGGCTGGATTTGAAATTAGGTTTACAAATGTTCCTGACATCATTCCAGCAGGAACGACCATGAACTTTTCCATGTCTGTTAGCCCTGCCGAGCAGATTCACGTGTACGACTCATCAAACTCGTATCACGGATCTTCTGTGTGCGGCCTTGCGGATCAGGTGTTGGATTCTGATGGGAATCCAACCGTTGCGTTGGATGGTCAAACGGTGTTTAGACAAACGATTCATGAACCTCTGGTAAATTTTCAGAGCGAGTTTGGACAAGGAGTTGATTACGAAGCTGGCGCCTTCATTCCTTATGGCGGAAAGAACTTCGGCGTTTTCGATATGAATACGCCCAACACCTGGACCACAACGGACGGGCCAGGGGCTGTCAAAGAGGACATTGAAGTTGTTGTTGGGACAAGTGCGGCGGCCCCATACGTAATTAAAGGTGAGTCGTTTTCTTTTTCATTCAGCATCAACTTTACGGAAGAGGTCGGCACCGACAGTCTCTCCGTACTTAGGTCCGCGGTGATGAATACTCTGAGCGGAAACTTGCCGTTAGAGACGGATCCGTATCAGCTCATCGACACCGCTGAGATTACTCCAGGTTACACCTACAATTTTGACCTGCCTCAACCATCAACGGAACCAATTCCATACATTACGCCCTTCCTGGAAGGAGTGCCCGAGGCCATGGAGGTTCGCGTGCTGAACACTGGTGGGTCTGTTGGTGTTGGTGAGCACAACCATCTGGCCAAGAACATTGTCCCCGTGTTCACCAAAAGAAACGCAGAAAGTTCGGGGGATGGGTTTACGGATCCCATGCCCTGCGGGTACATATTTGTTCAGCAAGGATTTGTCTCCTTCTCTATGACTCACAGGGCGGATTACGATGCGCTTGTTGGAGAAGACTCAGCCTTTTGTTACCTGAACATTGAGGACCACCAAGTTCAACAGCACTATACCTGTATTCCCGAGTTCGATTACATGCTGGAGGCGCCAACAAGGTGGTTCTTGTTGAACGAGGCGGCCATGACTGAGTATGCACTGCCCAATGTCGACGTTGGAATGATGGGCGGCAGTGGTGGTTTTTATAATGATTATTTACCCGCGTTCAGGATTTCCAACACTCTGGTACCACAGCAAAGCGGCAACCACACTTTGCCATCTGAATTAACTACTCTTAGTGCGCTGACCTTTGACAATCTTCAGCGGATTCCAGGATTCATCAATATGCCAGCCAATCCACTCAGTGGGGCGGGATATAGCATCCTAGACGGGGAGAATGGGATTAGGCATCAGTCGGCACAAAGGAGCTTCACTGTCGACAATGAGGACTCTACGGACGGTCTTGTGGCTCTTGTTATGGAGAATGGCGGTG